TCACTTTGTCGGTGACGCCTTTTTCACGCGTCTGCGATCGTAGTGACGCATCGTCGTTCCCGGGTCCGCGTGCGCGGCAAAGTCGAACACGTCAGCCTCTCGGCGCTCAAGTTTTTCCGTGATCGCAACGGGCCTTCCGTCATTCAGCGTGAAGTACGCAGGGTGAGTCGTGATGAGATGGGCAGCGCGACGCTCCGCGTCCTGCCATTCGGCTCGCACAGAAGTGTCGAATGTCGCGATCCATGCAAACTGAGCATCCTGCCAAACACTTCCCCATCCGCTTCTTGTATATGGCTGACCTTTGCGATTGCCGAAGAGGGCCATGCCAGGAATCCGACGCCCTTGCTGAGCGCGTTTGACGACAACGTTCAATCGCGGCGACCAGGCACGTAGCTTCATCACCCTCTCTTCCCCGCGTTTGCGCTTGGCACTTTCGACTAGAACGCCATCGTCCCGTATGCCCGAGCGGTGGAAAGGTCGCACCTCGGCCGCGCGGAACCCAGTGAGGTAAGCGAACATCGCTGCGCATCCCATCGTCTTGAAGGGCAGATCCTGTTTGATCGCCCACAGGTAGAAGCGCGTCACTTGGCGGCTCGTCACATCACGCCGGATTACTTCCGTCTCGTTGAGCATGAGCCCGATAAACGGGTTGACGTCTATCAAGCCCCAACGCACGGCGTAATTGCAGATCGTCTGCATGGCGGCCATGTCTTTGTTTGCGCTTGCCGGGGCGCCGGCCGCTGCCCGAGCGTCGAGGTACTGATAGCCGTGGACCATCTTGAGCGACGTCGGGGACATTCGGCCAAAGAACTTCGTGAGGTTCGCATATCGCGAGTTACGAACAGCGATCCCGTCTTTGCTTTGGTCTCGATAGTGCTTCGGGTCGTGGTCCTTCTTGAAGCGATCGATCATGTCACCGACTGAGCCGGCCACGACCTGTCCGGCCTGGATATCCAGAGCTCGTCGCTTCGCCGTTGATTCCGCGACACTGATACTTGCCCGATCACCAACCGGCGCAGTAGCGAGGGTCTCGCCGCGACCGTCCGGATAGAGGTAGATGAACGAAACCTTCGTTACGCCCGTGCGCTTATAAAGGCGCGGTACGGTGGTGCGCTCTCTATGCGTGGATGAAGGCTTTGAGGTTCGGCGTTTCGTCATGCTTCGTGTTCTCGATTTCGTGGGCGATACCCATTTTTTTGTCGCGGTAGGCGCGTGCAACCTTCGGTTGACCGTGTGCGTCAACGACATAGCGCCAGCGGTGGGTGGTAAGCCACTTCATCATGGCGGCCCGTTGGTTTGCCTTGCATCCAATCAGCTCGGCGAGCTCGTGCATGGAGAGGTAGTCGCTCATCTCACAATTCCCCAATCTCTCGCGGTCACCCGCAGAATTTCGTTCGTACTATCATGGCTTCTCGGCCACTCTCGGAAGCCGCTCAAACCATGCCGTCCATCAACTTTGTGCATCGCGGGTGCACCGTCGACATTCAGATCGGCGAGCGTGCGACTCTGTGGGACATCACCATCGAAGTCACGCCTTTCGACGGAGTAGAGCTCATCGAGCCCTTCGGCCCCAGAAAACTCAAGCTGCCAAAGACCGAAGCGCTCGACGACATCACGAACACCCTTGTGGACGAGGTATGTCTGGCGATTGATCAGCGGCTGGTCGGCTGCTGAGTCAGCCGTTTGAAGTGGGTGTGCGCGGGATTTCCTTAGGAACAAGCATCCCAGCGTCGCGTAGCCTGTCCTGACCGTTAGCCACTTTTGCCCCAAGCCATACGGACTCAAGCCCCCACGTTCTGGCGGGCTTCTTTTTTTCGACGATGGGTTGGTGGTCATTCGCATAGCCCATACGCCGACGAGCATGCCGTCGGTCCTTCGAAATCTCCGAGTAGGTCGTATTGGCGACCGCCTCGCGTGGTCTTGCTCCATTCAACGACCGCGTGAATCGTGCTGTCTTGTCCCGAATGCCCTTGAGTTCCCATGTGGAAGAACGACACCGGCGAGCGCGGGCGGCAGACATCCGACACCAAGCGTTCCCATGCTGCGATGCGCTCGATGTGTTCCGGGAACCGCCGGGCAATTTCCCGCAGTTCGGCTTTCGAGCAGTTGATGCACGGCATGCAACCGACCCGCGTCATTCCCTGGGTGTACAGCGGGTTCGGCTTTACTCCGGCCAGTTCATGCGCCTGAAAAACGTCGCGCACGTTCCAACGCAGAATCGGGCGGTAGTTGAACAGGCCGCCGCCTGCGACTTCGAATGCCTTCACACACGCGCCGGTGCCCTGTAGCCGCTCGCGGCGACTCTGGCTCTCGTCGATCCGCACGCCCTGCCACGACCATACGGCCAGACCGGAGTCGATGATGTTCAGTGCATACGAGGTGAGCGGCTGGGTTTTCAGGTAGTCGGTGCAGTACTGGCGCTTCCGCGAAGGGAATCCGCCCTTAAGCATGCACATGTCGAGGTAAGGGTTACCGGTCGGGTGGAGCAGCTCAAGCGCTCGTTCGGCGGATGCCGGCGTCCAGGCGTACTGGAACTTGCGTTTCCCGTACACGGCGGATTCCGGCTCCCCGCCCGCCAGCCTTGCGAGGTTGGCCCGCTTCGTTGCGAACTCGTCGGAGAAATCGGCCGCGACCACCTCGACTGCGATGCCGAGTGCCTCCGGCAAGTAGCCCAAGGCATATTCGTACGTGGCTTCGTGCTCGTTGCCGGTGTCGGCAAAAACGAAGCGGCAGTTCTCGCGGCCGTGCATCTCAACGGCGAGAATCGCAGTCGCCGTGCTGTCCTTTCCGCCAGACATTGAGACGACGTGAACCGTGTCGCGGCAGTCGTCCAGAATGATCTCGTTATGTATCATGATGGATCCCTAATAAATATTAAGGATATGTATGGAGAGGGCATGGCGTTGTCTGGAATTTGGTTTTGCTCTGGTGGGGCTTGGCATTGTCGTAGTAGCGCTGATGTATGCGTTTAAGCAGCACAGTGAAAGTGCAGCGAACTGGGTACAGGCCGTCGGGGCCATTGGTGCAATCGTCGGAGCGGCTTGGCTGGGGCGTAGGCAAATGACAGACACGCGCGACCTTCAACTGTCGCGTGAGCAGGCAGCTCTGTTGCGGCGCTGGTCGTCAGTGAAATCCGTGATTGACTCGCTGTATCAGCAGTGCGTGGACGTTGAGTCTGTATTTGAAGGCCACAGAGAATTCGGATCCCTTAGCTTTTATTCTAAGTACGACGTTGTGGAATACAGGAGATCGCTCGCACGACTTGAAGCGGTGCCGATTTTTGATCTGGATTCCGCCGAACTTGTGTCAGCGGTAATCGGATTGCAGCAACACGCTTGGAACTTGGAGAAGTTGGTGGACGAGGGTATCCAGAGAAAATTCGGCAACGGAGACATGGATGGTGCGTCGGACGCTGACGTCAAAGGATATGCACGGGGCGAACTGCACTACATTCACAAACACTACGATGAGGTCGTTCGGATTGCAGGCGGAACGCCTATAACGAAGGCGAGACTGTCCGTATATACAACTTTCGACGACCTGACTTGAGGTAGCCTAAAAATAGGGAAAATGACGGTGAGTGAGAAGACGTATATTTTCGCGACAGGTGCGTTTGCAGTGGCGGTGGGATTGCTGGCAGCGATTGCAGTGTGTTGGTTGGCAAAGCTGGCACCCGTCGACAATTCAGCGCTTGCGAGTTGGGCCCAGGCTGTAGGCACGGTTGCGGCGATAGGTGCGACGATTTGGCTTGCTACTCGTGATTCGCGCGAAAAGAGGGATGCAGAAGCGTCAAGGGCACGAATGACGGCAGCAAGCATTCTCTATCGTATCGGCGCTGCCAACGCGATGCTTCAACATGTCAGAAATCAAGTCGTAACGGCCATTGTTGTTGACCAGTCGCCGGAGTACTTTCAGTTTACGACTGATCAGCTCAGGTCCGTTGTACTTTGTACCGCAGAAGTGCGTCTAGCGCTGCTTCCGCTGGCACCTCGAGCAGCGTTCTATCTGGCAGTCACCAGTGATCACGCCGGAGCAGCAATGAACTTCCTTGCTAGTGCTGCGAGTGAACATCGTGATTCCACATCAGAATTGCGCCGCGGTGCTGCGAAAATGGCGCTGGAGTCGATGAATGTTACCGTCCAAGCGAGTCAAGTTGTCATGCAAGACCTCGAGGCGCTTACAAGGGCCGAGAGTGCAAAGCATGCGGCCTCATTGGTGGGTCTAGCGAGGCAGGAAGATAGTCGTTAACGGCGCCGGTTTGGTACGGCGTCCGCAACCCGCTTCTGACGTTTCCGCTCACGACGCATCCCCCTTCGCCTGATTGGCGGCAATGGCGGCAACACGCTCGTCCTCGGTCGGCAGGTGCTGGAAATCGATGGTCGGACGGCGCAGCGGGTCGATCATGTGGCACGGCCACATCTTGTCGGTCTCACGCTTACAGATGCGTTCGGCTTCCTCGCGCGTGTATTTGCCAGCTTCATCCATCCGCGTAACGTAGCCACGGAAGTCTTCCCCCCACCACATCGGGCAGTTGCCAATGAACGAGCGCGTGTCCTGCACGTAGTAGAGGTCGCGCTCTTCCTCCCCGCCATCTGCCGACACCGCGGCGCGGGCATACCAACCTTTGGTGAAAAGGTCGCGCTCCGTACGCATAGCGGGATCGTTCCAATCTGCTTGAAAGCTGTTCTGATATGCCTCAATAAGCGCAGGCGTACTGGACATCGTCTCCACCGCTGAAGGCGGAGCCGGATCGGTATTCAGCCCTTCCGGGCGGGGGTCTTGGTAGCCCATGCTAGGATTCCTGAAAATACGTCGAGGGCGAACGCATGTGGAAATACATAGGCAGCCTCGCAGGTGGAGTAATCGGGGGAGTTTTCTTGGCGAAGTTCTGGCAGAACCCGCCGATGGGAAGCTCTGATTGGGCCGCTTGGGCGCAAGCAGCCGGGACGGTGGCGGCGCTATTTGCCGGCGTCGCACTCTTCCATTACCAGTCGGGGTTCCAACGCCGTCAGAGGCGGTCATGTGCCGCAGCTACCATTGGAGTTGCGATATTTGTGCTGGACACGTTCACGCGCGGCGGCAAGGAGTTCGACGATTCATTCGCTCACTTCGTTACCGATTTTTCGCCGCGCATGCGGAGCGCATTGGACGCGCTGAAGGGGTTCCCAACTTCCGACATTGACTCAGCGGAAGCGATTGTGCAGATCGCGTATGCAGTCGAAATCATGCAAACCGTGGTTGACAAGTTTTCTCAGAAGCCGGCATTGCCGATGAATGACGTACGAGGCTTTGAGACCGAGCTAAGAAAACTAAGATTCATAAGGGAGCGAGTTTTGGCCGCCGATTAAATAGGCCCTATGCGTTCTGGTCGTCAACGGGTAGTTTGATGTAGGCACGCCAATTGACCCACTCATTAGGCGTATGAAATCCCCAGTTACGCTGCCACGGCCCCATGATGAAGAGGGACCAAGCTTCGCCGCCGTCTGGGATTTCAAGGCGGTGCCGATCTGTGGCCTTGCGGAAGACGATCGAGCCTGGACCGCGCCAGACGCGGCGATACCCCTGCACCGTCGCTGCATAGGAGCCAGAGCGGAAAGTCCTCTCGGGGCGGCTATCGAATCTTGGCAACTGATCCTGATCGGTCGGCATGACTTCCCAGTAGCCACCGCGCAGAACAATCGAGATATTCCACCACGGGTGATCGTGAAGATCGCGACCCGCATCGCTTCGAATGGTCCGGTGGACGCGGGCGCCCCAACTTGTGTCGCGGCGCCCATCTTCGGCGGCGCTCGCGTCGTGGCCGCGCGGCTTCTTGACCCACCAGCGCTGCATGTAGCCTTTCAGGTCAAAGTAGGGCGTTCGCTGAGCGCGGGCGATGATTGCATTCGCGACCATCTTGGGTATCCAGATTCGCATGATCAGGCTCTCGGGGCGGCGCTGATGTCCGAGTGCGCGGTGAGCAGCTCGCGCAACGCCTTCGCACTCACGGAAACTTGAAAGTCAGTTTCGCTCTTCGTGATCGCGACGCGCTGAGCCTCGGGCAGCGTCGAGACGAAGGAGCCGACGCGCTCGACGTAGGTGCTGACGACCTTGCGTGGGTAGGACTTCCCTTTGATCGACCCGGCCGTGACCTTCTTCTTGCCGCCTGCCGAAGCCTTCTCCAATTCACCGGATAGGAACGCGCCGGCCGCCTCGCCGTGTTGTCGCACGGCGTCGGCCGCGACCGATGCCGAAGTCTTGCCGGCGAACACAAGGCGGTGAACATCCGAGTTCGCGCCGGCCAGTACGAGCATCTTGCCGACCCATTGGGGTGATACCCGGTCGCTCTCGGCGATTCTGGCGTTGTCCCAGCCGAACCGGCTCAGGCGCTGATAACCGAATGCTTTTTCGAGCGGGTGAAGCTGGAGGTTCTTGTTGCTCGACAAGATTCGAAGGGTTCGGTCGGCGTCGTTGCCGTCGAACGCGTCGATCCGAATCATCAACTCGCCGTCTCGATCCCGGAGGGGAGCGCCGGCAGCATCGGCACGACCGATGGCAACGTGTCGGCGGTGCCCATCGACAAGCCAGACGCCGCCCTCTGCGCGCGGTCGAACTTCAAGCGCGGGATACTGGCCGCCGGCCATGATGTGCTGAAACAGGCTTTCGTCTTCGAGCTTGGCCTGTTCCAGAGCCTCGCCCTCAAGAAGGTCAAGCGAGGCGCGCAGATTGAAGCCGGGTTCGATGTGGATATCGGCGTAGCGGATCTTCATTGCGTCCGCGCGGCGAATTTCCTTGTCGTTGATCTTCTGTTTGAACGACGGTACGGCGGTCATTTCTTTCCTCGTTCGCGGTCGACGGCGGTACGGATGTGTTCTCGGAATCCCTTCGAAGGGTGTCCGCCGTATGGGTAGTGAGATTCGACGTGGCGCCAGCGCGCGGCGTCCTCTTCGACGTCGTCGCGGCGCTGGGCATCGGTCTTGATGTAGAAGGCGAGGGCGGCCAGTAGGACGGGCGAGTGAGCGGCGAGCGCCTCGGCCAGTGCTTGGCGCGCCTCAATCTCTTCGTGATATCTGGCTGACCCGACGAGTGCGGGTTTCGCTGTTCGGCCTCGACGCTTGCTCACAAGCGACCGGAGTGCTTCCCAAGCCCGCAAGGCTGCCGCCCTGTTCGGGGCATTGCTCATACGCCGTGCTTCCACCTCACATAGAGGCAGGCAACGAGAAGAACGCCCCAGATCGTCCAGGCGGCTGGCTGGTGAGCGCGAATCCACTTGTCGGCGCCGTTGACAGTCCAGATGAGGATGCGATCAAACATGCGCGGGCCTCACGACGATTCGCAGGGCGGAGGTGCCGAAGTGCTCAGCGGCAGCTTGTCCGAGTTCGCTCCAGGTGCGAGCGATACCATCGCCGCGATAGCGGCCACCGGCCGTATAGACCGTCACGATGAAGCGCTTCATCTGATAACCTCTTGCGGTTTAATTCGTTACGGGGAGGAAGAAATGCGGGATGAAATGAGAAAGGAGCCGTGGCGGCATGTTGACCGGCTTCGCAAAGAACTCGTTGGGGCAACAGACCGAGCTACTGCAATTGTTATTGCCTCATACCTTGATGCCATGCTTGAGCAGGTGCTGCGCAACTTCATGGTGAATCGTGCAGAAGGAGTTAAGTCTCTTTTTGATCATCGCGGCCCCCTTTCTGCATTCAGCGGGAAGATTGATGTCGCACTATCACTCGGCTTAGTGAGCGGACAAGAAGCGGAGTGGCTTCATCAAATTCGTGAAATTAGGAATAAATTCGCCCATAACTTAGGAGGACTCAACTTCACAAATCAGTCCGTCGCTGATAAATGCAACCACTTGATCTTGCCACATGGATTAACGGCGATACACGAAGTATTCGAAGGCGAAGACGATGCGAAAATTGTGAGGCTTCTCGAGTCAATGCCGATCAGCGGCGGTCGAGAAAGATTTGTAATGGTGTCCTTGTTTTTAATTCAGGCATTGTCGGTAAGATCTATGAGCGCTGACCGAGATCGCTGTGAAGAAGCAAAGACTTACTCCAGTGACTATCTGCCAACTGAGCACGTAATTGAAATGTGTGAAGGGTGGATCGCGGAATTCGAATATGTAACAAAATCCGATAGCGTTAGCGAAGAGGACAGAGAGCGGGCTCGTTCATATGTTATCGAGCAACGGCAGGAGCTAAATTTGCAAACTGCCATATTGAATGGCATGAAGGAAGCCGCCGCCGCTGGCGAAACCATGTTCACAATCATCCCCCGCGGGACGGCGGCGCGAAGGACAAGGCTTTAAGCCGATGTTAGTTGACGTATATGGCGCAGCTCTCGGAAGAAAGCCGCCTCAGATACATCGCACGCAGTGCCCCGGCTACACCCGGCCAAGCCGGCTCCGGGGTCAGCTGCGTTTTGTGTCGATCACCTCGCCATCGACACGATGAGTGGGCGCCGCGATGTGTTGCGGAAGCCAGCCAAACCAGTTGGCCAACCATTTCCGCGTTTCCAACCTACTCATCCACGCGTGTGGGAGATGTGTGCGCATGGCGGCGCTATGCCGCGTGACACCTTTTATCCGTCGAATTTTTAGAGAGCACCCGAGAGGGCGGGCGGGCAGCGATGTGTGCTGCGTTGAGATTAAATATAGCAATGTGCTAAATTTACTGCAAGAAAAATTTCGCAAAATGCTAAATTTCGTGTGCGGAGTGCTAATCTTTGCGTGTCGATTTCGATGGTTGACAGAGATTTTTGGCGAAAAAAAAAGCCCGCACATGGCGGGTTGTGACTGTATCGCGGGCTGGCTCGATGTTAGCGCCGTCGGTAGCGCCGATGCTCAACCATCACCCCTATAACGCGCGCAGGTTCCCGTTCGCTATTGATCGTGGGGTAATCGGGGTTCAGGGGCACAAGTTCGAAAACCATATTGCCGTTGGCGCCGGGGCCTTTGGGTCGATATTTCTTAAAAGTGGCTTCCTCTTCACCATTCTTCGCGACGACGAAATCCCCTGGCACTGGTTCCAAGGCTGGATCAACGATGATCCGGTCCCCTTCCTTAAAGTCCGGTTCCATTGATCGTCCTTCGATCTCCAGCGCGAAAGCATGCTCCGATAAATCCAGATCGGTCAGCAGATACTCAAACGCGATGCCAGTCGGTAGGGGCGTAACGACTTCGCTCATCAAGCCGGCTTGAACACTGCTAATCAACGGAATGCGCCTCATGCCGATTTCCGCGGGGCGAACGTTTGCATCGCCTTCCATCGGGCCCACCCCGTCTTTCAGCCATTCGACATTAACTCGAAGGAACTTGGCCAGAGTGAGGATGTTGTCAGCCTTGAGTGATTTGGTGTCGCCCTTGAACCACTGGCTCACCGCAGATGCACTGACGCCGGCGGCGCTTGCGATATCACCCTTCAGTCTGATATTCCTGAGATTCATTGCATGCTGAAGTCTCGCAGGAAAACCCTCCGGCGCTCCAATGTCGAGAAGTTTCGGGCTCACTGGAACAATCTTCTGATCGGGCCTACGGTATGTTGGGATGCGTTCTTCGCCTTGGCCCGTAACCAGCCAGACCATGTTGAAGCCGTAGGCTTCTTGGATCTTGGCTGCCTCCAAATGAGCAATGGCGGATATTTCTCCGGAAAGCCATTTCGACACGCTTCCGGGGGGCGCCCCTGCGGTCGCCTCAAGTTCCTGATGGGTCACTTCAGTTCCGGCTACCACGCGAGCCACGCGCTCGGCCAACGTATTGCCCGAAGGTCGCTCGGCGTGAGCTGCATCCATCCATCCCGTTGGTTCTCCGAGAGCCCTTTCGATCCGACGTGCGGCGTCGTCCCCTAAGTTGCGTTCTCGCCCACCCTTACTTTCCGGGGCACGCGTCTTGACCTGGCTGATGTAGGCCGGAGACAAGCCAGTCAGGTCTGCCAGCTTTTTTGCGCTTCCTGCTCGGTCAATCGCGAGCAGCAAGTTCGCGCGGCGGATTTCGTCGATCGTTCTCATAGACGGCATTTGATAGCAAAACGCTAAAAATCGGAATGTGCAATTTGCTATTGTTTTAATTTAGCAAATTGCTATACTTTCGCCATGGACCTCAAAACGTACCTCTCCGCAGAACGTGGCCGCCTCAGTCGCCTCAGTCGGGCTATCGGCGCTCACTCGTCAGACGTAAGCGCTTGGGCATCCGGAAAAAGGCCGGTGCCCATCCCGTTTGCGTGGCCGATTGAGCGAGAGACGCGCGGGTCGGTCAGTCGCCCGGAGCTGCGGAAAGACGATTGGCAATCGATCTGGCCTGAATTGGCCGGCGGCGCTTCTGGAGAAGGCGAATGAACGAGGCGCATTCGATTCGGTTTTGCATGAGATCCGAAAAGTTGGAGATGGCGCTGCGTGATCTTGCAGGTCTAGCGGAGCGCCTTCCGAATGTTGTCCAGAGCTTCTTTGATGGCCTGCTCGGCAGCTCGGATCTCGTCTGCTTTCACAGCAGTGATGGCGCCGCAGGAACGGCAGGTGAGATCTGGATTCGTCTTGAGCCGTCGGATCGTCTCCTTGGACTTCTGGCCGCATTTCCCGCAGGGAACATCGATGGTCTTGTCGTCCAGGCTGAAAGTCATGAGCACTCCTAGATTGAGTGAACTGGTTGTGTGGAAACACCATTCTCGCATGACGGTGAGTGCTCATCTTTATCTCGCAGGGTGTGGATTCATGCCTTGCATCGTAGGCAAATCAGCGTGCAACAGCACGCAACTTAGATTGAGGGAGGTTGAACATGGCTGATCGGCCGAATATTGAGAAGGCCTTGCGTCTTCTCCTTTCTGGCGACGAGCGGAAAGCTGCGATGGAAGTTCTGAACTGGGATGCATCGCAGGTTTCGCGCTTTCTTTCCGGGCAGAACGGGATCCCCATCGACAAGCTCGACCAGGTGATCTACCTGACGGGTTTTGTGATGGTGACGCCGCGTTATCTCGAAGGTCTCGCGTCGATGGCGGAGACCGGTGTTGGGTGCCGTTGTGCGCGAGAGGGGGGTGGTGAGTGCGGTTTCGAGCGCCGGGTGAAGGTTCTGCCGAGAGCAGCGTGAGGTGACGATGAGAGATGTCGTTCGAAACATGCGCATCCCCGGCCCCTACGTTATGGATGTGTCGGAGACGGTCGCCGGTGCGCTTATCAAGAGTTCACATCTGATCGCACCGCTACTCACAGAGGCGCCTGCGGCGAGCGTATGCATTTGCTGCGGAGCTCGACGCTTGCCCAACGGCGACATGCCGTGCGAACACTGAGGAGCCACCATGAACGATCTCGTCCGCCGTGATGCCGAGCTGACCATGTCGAGCCGTGAAATTGCGGAACTGGTGGAGTCTCGCCATGACACCGTAAAACTCTCGATCGAACGCTTGGCAGATAAGGGCGTGATTGCTTTTACGCCAGTGGCGGAAAAGTCCTCCGGCGGTCGCCCAGGAGTCGAGTACCACGTCAACAAGCGCGACAGCTACGTGATCGTCGCTCAGTTGTCGCCGGAGTTCTGCGCCCGCTTGGTCGATCGGTGGCAAGAACTGGAGGCGCGGGCCGTCGCTCCGCAGGTTCCACGCACGTTTGTAGAAGCGCTTCGCCTCGCTGCCAACCAGGCGGAACTGCTTGAGCAGCAGCGTCCAGCGGTTGAGTTTGCCCAGGCAGTTCGCAATACCTCCGACGCCGTGAGCATTGGCGACTTCGCGCGGGTTCTGGGGCATGGCCAGAACACATTCTTTCGCATGCTACGCGCCGACAACCTGCTGATGGAGGGCAATCGCCCGTATCAGATCTACATCGACCGTGGCTACTTCCGTGTGGTCGAGAACATCTGGCGCGATTCTGCTGGTGAGGCACACCCGACGTTCAAAACCCTCGTCACGGGCAAAGGGCAGGTCTTCCTGCAACGCAAGTACGGCAAGGAGGCCGCAGTCGCATGAGCACGAAACAAATGCCATGGTTCCGTATGTACACGGACTTCCTCAATGATCCGAAGATGATAACGCTGGCCTTTGAGGATCAGCGCCATTTCATCGGTCTCCTCGCCCTGAAGGGTGACGGCACTCTGGACAATAAATGCGCGCCTGATCTACTCAATCGCATCGTTGCGCAACGTCTGTGGGTCGACTTTGCCATCGTCGGCGAGATCAAGAAGCGCTTGATGACCGTCGGCCTGATCGATGCGAACTGGCAGCCCGCGGCTTGGGACAAGCGTCAGATGCGCTCAGATTCGAGCACTGAGCGCGTGCGCGCACACCGCAACAAGACGAAACAGGATGGTAACGGTGATGAAACGTTACAGAAACGTTCCGGTAACGGCCTAGATACAGATACAGATACAGAAGAAGAGAAGAAGAAAGACAAAACGCACTCGCGCAAGCGCGGTGCTGGTGTGTCGGGTGGGGATGAGGTGGCTAAGCCGCTGAGTGAGAAGGATCTGATCGCCGAAGGCGTCGACAAGCAGCACGCCAAGGACTGGCTGACGATCCGCAAGGTGAAACGCCTGCCGCTCACGCAGACGGCTTGGGATGACATCAAGCTGGAGGCCGACAAGGCCGGAATGACGCCGGCGCAAGCAGTGGAGTGCGCCGCCAAGGCGGGGTGGGCCGGGTTCAAAGGCAGTTGGATGCAAAACGCCGGCGCCGACTTGCGAGCCACTCAGGGCGGCCAGTCCGCGCACAGCGGGTTCGAGAACCGCGACTACGGAACCGGGGGGCGGCTGTGATCCGTATCGGCGAGGGAGTCGGGCTCCACAACCCACCGCTTGAGCGTGCAGCACTTTGCGACGTGCATGGCGAGTATGTCGCCCGCTGTTTCATTGGCAAGGTCTGGCTTGGCTGCCCGGCATGCTCTACGGAGCGTGAGGAGCGCGAGAGTGCCGAAGCCGAAGCGAAGGCTCGCGCCGATCGGCTGCGTGCTTGGCAGAGAAAGATTGGCGACTCGGGCATTCCGGAGCGGTTCCACGACCGCCGCTTGAGTACGTATCGCGTCGATGTCGCCGGGCAACGGACGGCGCTTGAGTTCGCCGAGGATTACGCAGCGAACTTCGACGAGGTGCTGCGTACTGGTCGCTGCGCGATTTTCATCGGCAAGCGCGGCACGGGCAAAACGCATCTGGCGGCCGGCATCGGCCTGCACATCATGGAGCGCGACAACCGGTCGGTGTATTTCACAACCGTTCTTCGCGCCATTCGCGGCGTCAAGGATACGTGGACGCGTGGAAGCACCGTGAGTGAGTCCCAGGCGATCGCGGCCTTGGTGTTCCCGGACCTGCTCATCCTCGACGAGGTAGGCGTGCAATTTGGGTCCGAGGTCGAAAAGACCATCCTCTTCGACATCATGAACGAGCGCTATGAGAAGCGTCACCCGACGATCCTTCTTTCGAACCTGCCCCCCAAGGAAGTAGAGCAATACCTCGGTGAGCGCGTCTACGACCGTCTGCGTGAGGATGGCGGGCGCGCCATTGTGTTCGATTGGGAAAGCGAGCGGGGCAAGGTCTCAGCGTGACGCCGACCGAGTGCTGGCGGCGCTTCGAGGAAGCGGCGAGGGCGGCGCTGGCAGGACAGGGCAACGTGGCGAGGGGCTATCTCGCGGCAGTGCGGCGGCGCTGCGGTGACGCAGTGGCGGTTCGGCAGGAAAAGGAACTGAGGGCGTATATCGCCCACCTACGCGGAGTGCGGAAGTGAAGAGAAAGGGCCTGACGTTTCCGGAAAGTGCAATAAGCAAGGGCTGTGTGGGCACGGCGCGTATCCGAGCGCAAATCGGGGCGACCGCGGTTGCTTTGGAATCGACCGGCCCTGTCCCGTTGACAGCGCCGCTTGTTGCTATGGCGGCCAAGAAGCCGTCTAAGTATCGGAACGAGAAATGCGTCGTGGACGGCATCAAGTTCGACAGTCGAAAGGAGGCGCGGCGATGGCAACAACTGGTGCTCATGCGGGATGCAGGAGAGATCACTGACCTGGAGCGGCAAGTCGTTTACGTGCTGGCGCCGGCAGTCCGGATCAATGGTCGATTGGCCCCTCCACTGCGCTATATCGCCGACTTCGTTTATGAGCGTGGCGACAAAACCATCGTCGAAGACGTCAAGGGGATGATCACTCCCGAGTATCGAATCAAACGCCATCTGATGGCGGTGAAGGGCCTGAGCATCGTGGAGATCAAATGAAACGCACCATTCTCGAAAGCATGGATAAGGGCATTTGGTACGCCTACGAAACGCTTGCTGGCATGAGTGGCTTTTCGCGCTGGGCGGTAGCGAAGGCATGTCGTGAACTGGTTGCCGATGGGGTTCTCGAATGTGACTTTCACAACCACAAAAAGCGAGTGCGTTTGGCTATGCGTCGCATGGTGGCCAAGGCACCCACCTATGAGTGCACGCCTACCGTAGCTGGCCCGCGCTACGCGCCGAAGTGGACGCCACTCAAATCGTATGCGGCATATTTCGATTCTCACAAGGCTCTGTGCGAGGTGGCGCGATGAGTCTGCTGAGAAAGAAACCGCTGCGCTCGGCGACCCCGCTTAAGCGCTCGCCTTTCAAGTCGAAACCTCGCAAGCGAGCAAAGAAAGCCGAGCGCGAGCACATGGGCGTCATCGCGGGCCTGTGTTGCATCGTTTGCCGGAACCTTGGGTATGGAGAGAGTCCGGCTGAAGTTCACCATGTGCGATATCTGGCCGGAGGTGGGCAGAGATCGGCCCATACCGACACGATTCCATTGTGCCCCATGCACCATCGTGAGGGTGGATACGGCATTGCGTTTCATGCTGGCCCTGCCGAGTTCCAGCGGCGATACGGCACAGAGGCTGCATTGCTTGCGCAAACAAGGTTCGAAACTGCGCACCGAATATTCGCAAGTGTAGCGCCGGAGGTTGCCTGATGGCGGCGCTACCTTCGTATTTGTATCGGGATCCGGCGAAAGTTATTGAAATTGAGGAGAGCAAAACATGCAAGGGCTGCTTACACAAGCTGACGCTATGGGGATTGGAGTATTGCGCCAAGGAGCAGACCAAGCCGGGCGCCAAGAACATGCGCCGATGCAAGCTGTACGAGGAACAGCGATGACCACGAAACGCGACCTCGGCGCACTTTGCGAGGACTGGGCGGCCTGGCACCGCACGCGCCGAATCTTCGCCCCGCCCATGCCGAGCGGCCTGCTCGCCGGGATGCAGCCCCGCAAGGTCGGCCCTGAGCCGGATGCGATCTGCTCGTCGATGCTGAGCTTCTTCAACCTCGCAGTCCTGTCGCTGCCCGAGAGTCCGGAGAAGGAAGCGCTGTACCTGTTCTACATCCACCGCGTTTCTCACATCAAGCGGGTGGCCTCGGCGCTGGGGATCTCGCGCGATGCGTTTTACAAGCGTGTGGAGAGTGGTCGTTCGCAAGCGTATCGAGCATATTGCCGAATGGTCGAAAGTGTATAGCGCCACGCTATACATCTTCGAGCTATACAAATTCGGCAAAAAACGTATCATTTCGGAAAGGCTGAATCAGTGCCTCCAAAGCCCGCGACGGTGAGAACCTCGCGGGCTTTTCTGTCAAGTGACTGCAAGTTCGAGATCTCGACCGAGCGAAGCCAAGGCTTCCTCGATGCGATCAATCTTCGTTGTATGGCTCAGATCAATAAGGCGATTCACTTCCTGTTTCGTCGTGTTAAGGCGGCGTGCCAGCTCGATGGGCTGAATTTTCTGCGCGAGCATCTCGTTCAGGAGCAGGATTTTTGCTGACACGCTCGCAGGAAGCGAGATGAGTCGCTCGCTCTTGAGTGCCTTCGACGGACTAGGCACGGGGCGTTTATCGTCAAAGTAGAAGTCCATTGACGTGAGCAATGCGTCAGCCGCCATTTGCATGGCTTCTTCCTCTGTATCGCCTTGCGTGATGGCTTCGGGGATGTCGCGGAAGGTAACCACGAAGCCACCGGCCTCGTGGTCAGGCTCAAACGTTGCAGGATATTTCATTGCAGGCCCTCGGTTGTGGGTGCGGTGAAGCATGCGGACAAGCCCCTTTCGGGGCTGCCCTCATTTAAGGTTGAGCTGCTTTTTGATCCCTTCGACTGTACCTTTCTTTATTTCGGTATGCCTCGGGATCACCGTTTGCTGGCCGTGTAGGTAGACTTTCGTGTGGCTGCTGCCCTCCTTGAAAGTCGCGCCTTGTTCGGCGAGCCACCGGACCAACTCATTTCGCTTCACCGCACCTCCGGTGTTTGTGTTGATGTGTCTATAGTAATCAAAAATGTTTACCAATGCAATGTCTTTCGGTAAATATTTTTGATTACTTTGCCGGGTTTTGGTTGTCTCCTCCTCGACGTAAGTCGCTTGCCCGCCCCGCTTCCGCGGATGCGGGAATTTCCTTTTCAGAGTTCACATGGCGCGTCCTTCAAAGAGCATCGATGCTGACGCCTTGTTGGGGGAGATTGCGTTCATTCGATCCGCCATCTGGCACAACGGGAATCGCAGCGTCGCCGCCTTGGTGACAGCGGCAACCACGGACGCGGCGCTTCTGCCCGTCGGGGCGCTAGCTCTTGTTTCCCTAACAGCGTTTCCTGCCGGTGCCTCATCGCGAATGCTCGTGGACATTCCGCTTTATCCGCGTCCACCTGTCGAGGGTGTGCTTCCGGCCGCATGGCTTAAGCGGGCGCGAACCTAGCAATGCTCAGCTTAAATGTGCGATCCGACGTTCGAGACATTTCCGCGGATTTATCGAGATATCTTGGGGCCGAGAAAAAAGCAGTTGTGAGGGCGTTGAACAAGACTGCTGTCCAAGCCCGCACCGAGGCGTCAAAGGAAGTCCGTGCTGTTGGCTACAACATCAAGGCCAGCGCAATCAAGAAGTCGTTTTCAATCAAGCGCGCATCTGCTGGGCACCTGGTTGTTACGCTAAAAGCTACCGGTCGCCCGATTGGCCTGATCAACTACGCCGCACGCCAAGGGAGCGGCGGAGTCAGTGTCCAAGTTAAATCGGGTCGCAAGGTCCTTAAGCACGCATTCATTGCGAGCATGCCGAACGGTCACCGTGGCGTTTTCGAACGTACCGGAAAGCATCATCAGAAGGTCGTGCGCAACGGCAAGGTCATGCGCTCAGGGCTTCCGATAAAGGAATTGTTTGGGCCGTCAATTCCGCAGTCCCTTGCCAACGACGCAGTTCAGAAAGCCGTCATGGCGAAGATTCGACAGAAGTTTCCGCAGATTCTCCGGCACGAACTAGCTTTCGCGGCGAGCCGTCGCGGATGATCCGCGTGGTCGAAACGGGGTGCCTAAATAATGGGCGGGTCCTTCCCGGAGGATAGTGCAGGGCGGGAGCGAAGACTCGCGGAATTCGCCCAGCGCTGAGTTTTGGAATTTGGGTAACAGGTAACAGATCCATACATGAATCAAAGCGAGTTCGCGACACTTCACGGGGTCAGTCGAAAGACAGTCACGAAGTGGAAGGAGCGCGGCTGGCTTGTGTTTGCGGGCGATGACATCGACGTCGACCAGTCGAATGCACTTTTGAAAAGGTACCGCCGCAACGGGATTCCGGCTGTTACCCAAGCCCCGAAGGGTAACAAGCGAAATACTGTTACCCAGGTGGTGGCTGGGGTAACACTCGAAGCCGGTGAGAGCGCCAGCGAAGTAGCGGGTCGGATCTTAGCCGGTAACGTCGAGATGCTCGACTTCGACGAGGCGCGCTGCTTCAAAGAGAACTATCTCGGCCTGATGGCCCAGCTTGAGTACGAACGGAAATCCGGATCACTCGTCGAGCTGGATACCGCAACAGCAATCCTGTTTGAGGAATTTCGGGCGCAGCGTGATGCGTGGCTCAATTGGCCGACCCGAGTGGGGCCAATTCTGGCGGCCGATCTAGGCGTCGAGGCAGACCGAGTCGTCGAGGCCCTAACTGCGCATGTCCACAAGCAAATCGCTCAACTCGGGGAACCCGAGGCCAATTTCTCTGAACGGGAAGGCTGACAGACTTCGTGCATCGGTACGTCGAGCCTGGACACCTCCGCCACGCATTAGCGTGCCCGCATGGGCCGACAGATTTCGGCGACTTGCAAAGGAATCTGGGAGCACATCGGGAAACTGGGAGACATCGACGGTTGAGGTGGCTCGTGGGCCGATGCTTGCGGTGACCGAGCCTGGGGTTCATATCATCACCACGATGGTCAGCACGCAGTTGCTTAAGACTGCGTTGCTCGAGAATGTGTTTGGGTATTTTGCGCACCTCGATCCATGTCCTATTCTGTTGCTCCAGCCTAAAGAAGCAGCCGCGGAGCAGTTCAGTAAGGAGCGTATTAGTCCGCTGATTCGGGTCACGCCTGTTCTGCGAGAACTGGTGGGCACAAGCAAGACGCGTAACGCCGACGAAACGCTACTTTTCAAAGCGTTCCCGGGTGGCTTCCTTGCATTAGCGGGGGCAGGCAGTCCTGACAACCTCGCGCGGCGACCCATCCGTGTGCTCTTGTCGGATGAGGTCGACAAGTATCCGGTGACTCGCGAGGGCGAGCCGATTCCCTTGGCTGAGGAACGCACAGCGACGTTCGGCGCTAATTGGCTCTCGGTTCGAGCGTGCTCACCGACAGTTGAAGATGAAAGTCGTATCGAAGACAGTTACGAGGAGTCGGATCAACGGCGCGCATCGGTGGCCTGCCCCCATTGCGGGCACCGGATGTTCCCCGACTTCTTCAAGCACGTCGATTGGGACAAGCGCCGTGATGAGAGCGGTAACGTTATTGAGCATTTGCCAAAGACCGCGCGGATATCCTGCGAGTCCTGCGGACAGATTTGGTCCGAAGGTGATCGGCTCAGAGCGCTACAGACCGTGCGTTGGCACCAAACTCGCCCGTTTGAGTGCTGCGGTACGCATCACATTCCCCTTGCTGCATACGAGCGCGCTTGGCGTGGCCCCGATGATTCACGCGAGTCGTCTTCGGAAACGGCTGTCGCACAGGTTTGGGATTGGTGGGAAAGTGACCGCCACGCGGTATATCGCGCGAAGTGCCCGGATTGCGGCGAGTGGAAGGTTGATAACGAGCACGCTGGATTCCAGGCGAGCAAGCTCTACAGCCCGTGGCCGAAGGACAAGCCATCAGATATCGCCGCGAAATGGCTGAAAGCCGAGGGCGACGAAGAGAAGAAGCAAACCTGGTGGAACACGCAAGCGGGCATGCCGTATCGCCCCAACTCTGGCAAGGTCTTGCGCCTTGAGGCGCTCGTCGCTCGAGGTGAGCGCTGGGCGGCTCAAGTCCCTGACGGTGTTGCGGTGGTCACGGTTGGCGTTGACGTGCAGGACTATCGATTTGAAATCGAAGTCGTCGGCTGGGGGCGCAACGAAGAGAGCTGGTCGATCGACTATGAGGTCATCGAGGGCGATCTGGAGACCCCGGGGCCGTGGGAACGGCTCGACGCGTTTCTCGATCAGATATGGCACCGCGCGGATGGCCGACCGTTTGAGGCAATGGCGGTTTGCATCGACTCGGGCGGACACCACACCCAGAAGGTCTACGAATTTTCCAAAGCGCGGCTCGGTCGGAGGATTTGGGCCATCAAGGGTGAATCTGCTGTAAGCGGCAAGCGAAACCCTGTTTGGCCGGTCAAGAAGCCATCCCGGCGGACGAAAGCGTCGTTCCGCCCGGTGATTCTCGGCGTGAACACCGCCAAGGACACGATACGCAATCGACTTCATGTTGACGAGCCAGGGCCCGGCTTCATGCATTTTCCGAGCGATCGGGATATCGGCTATTTCGAGCAACTCACATCAGAACGCTCCGTCGTAAAAATCTCGGGTGGTCAGAAGTACCGGGTGTGGGAACTGCCGTCTGGCCGTGCGAACGAGGCGCTTGATTGCCGCGTGTATGCGTATGGAGCGCTCTGCGGGCTGATGCATCTTGGATTAAAGCTAAATCGGCGAGCTGACCTTGTGGCGCAGCCTCTCGAGCACAACGCTCTACAGACCGAATCAGTGCCTCAGGCCGTCGCAGAGCCTGCAGCACAGTTGCCGGTGACATCGGTGGAAACTCAAACGTCCCGCAGAAAACTCACAGGACGACTTGCTTAGGAAAGAAATGGCAATCACGGATGGGATGAGCGCAGCGGACATGCAGTCGAGACTGGCCGCGCTGCAGGCGGCCTATTTCGACCTATCGTCCGGCTCGAAGATCGTGACGGCCACTTACAACCAGGGCGACGGGGCCAAGTCGGTTACATACCAGCAAAGCGATCTTGCACAGATCATGCGCAGCATTCAGATGCTGCAAAAGGCCCTAGGGATCATCCCGAGCTTCCACCGCGCACGCAGGATTCTGTTCTAAATGGCATCTCTCATCGTCGATACATCTGGCAAGCCCTTTGGGGACGCGTCAGGCGAGGGGCGGTTGCGCGCAGAATCTGGGATGGGCGGGTCTACGGGCTTCGCACGCCCGCCGTACGCGAATGCCTTCCCGTACGAGGCGGCATCGCTCACATCCCCCGAAATGGGGAGTTGGTATCCGTGGATCCGTTCTCCGGACTCGGAAATCAACCTCTATCGCGACCAGATGGTCGCACGCTCGCGTGACCTTGCTCGGAATGATGGCTGGGCGAGCGGTGGCATTACGCGCATTCTCGATAACACCGTAGGTGCGCACTTACGATTGTCGACGAGTCCGGACTGGCGAGTATTGCAGCGGTTCGCGAAGGGATTCGATGCGACCTGGGCGAAGGATTTTGGACAGGCCGTTGAAGCGCTGTGGCGCTTGTATTCCGAGGATCTCGGGCGATACAACGATGTGTCGCGCCAGTTGACCGTTTCGCAGCAACTGCGCCTTGCTTTGCGTCACAAGCTGGTCGATGGCGAGGCGCTTCTCGTCTCGTACTGGAAGCCGGAGCGCGTGGGACGTGGGGCCGCTCAATACGCGACATCGTTTCTGGTGGTAGATCCAGATCGGCTGTCGAACCCGTATCAGATGATTGATACGAAGTACTTGCGCGGGGGCGTTGAGATTGATGACGATGGCGTGCCGTTGGCCTATCACATTCGCAAGGCCCATCAGAACGATTGGTACAACGCGGTCGAATCGATGGAGTGGGAGCGCGTTGAGCGTGAGGATGAGGATGGTTGGCGCCGCGTGATCCACGATTTCGAGCGAGATCGCGCCGGCCAGAGCCGTGGGATCGGCGTGTTCACGCCGGTGCTGGCTCACGCAAAAATGCTTGCCCGCTACTACGGCGTTGAGTTGCAAGCCGCCACGGTCGCAACGATCTTTGGCACTTATGTCACGAGCCCATATGATCCGGCGATGATTGAAGCCGCAATGGACTCGCAAGGTAGCGATCAGGAAATCGGCTATTACCAAGAGCTTCGTGCCGACTGGGCGAAAGAACGGCCGGCAATGCTCAATGGCGTTCGAGTACCAACTCTTGCTCCTGGCGAAGAGATCAAGCAGGTTGCCGCGGCCCACCCGCATAGCGGATTCGGGGAGTTTGCGCACGAAATGCTTCGTTCGATCGCCGCTGCAATGGGGGTTTCGGCGGAGCAGATCACGCAGGACTGGAGCAAGACCAACTATTCGAGTGCGCGCGCCGCGCTTCTTGAAAGTTGGAAGACGCTTAGCCGTCGCAATGCGGAATTCAAAGTTGGCACTGCGACACCACTGTTTGCCACGTGGTTGCAAGAAGCGATGGAGAACGGCGAGCTTGACGACGTGCTGCCTGTTGGCGCGCCAGATTTTGTTGAGGCGGCGACGGCCTATTCGCGCTGCGATTGGCTGGGCGTCGCCCGCGGTTGGGTCGACCCGGTCAAGGAAAAGCAGGGCGCCGTGCTTGGCATGGACGCTGGATTGTCGACGCTCAAGCGTGAGTGTGCGGAGCAGGGGCTCGACTGGGAGGAAGTCCTCGCCCAACGAGCAATCGAGCTTGAAGCATTCAAGCGCCTCGGAATGAAGCTTCCAAGTTGGTCTGGTGTGGAAAGTGCCGAGGAGGCATCCGAACCGGAAGAGGAACCTCAACCCCAATGAACAATCTGCCTTTCCTCGCCCAGCGGCTTTTCAACACACCCCTGGCCATCACCCCAGCGAAAGCGGAAATGGTTATGGCGGCGCTCGCCGATCGCTTCGGCATTACGAAACTCTTTCGCGCGAGCGGTCAACCGCTCGCCATCAGCGAATTCGGACTCGAAGATGAAGCGGATGAGCCCGACTACCGTTACTACGAGGTCGTGCGCGGCATCGCGATCATCCCCATCACGGGCACGCTTGTGCATAAGTCTGGGTATATGCGCCCGACGTGTGGCATGACGGGTTACGACGGAATTCGAGCGAATCTCAGCATGGCGCTGGATGACCCCGCAGTGCGCGCGGTAATGCTCGATATCGAAAGCGGCGGTGGCGAAGTGGCCGGGTGCTTTGACCTTGTCGACGCCATCTACAACGCGCGCGGCAAGAAGCCCATTTGGGCAGTCCTGTCCGAATCCGCATTTTCGGCGGCTTACGCGATTGCAAGCGCGGCGGACAGGATAACGGTTCCTCGTACTGGCGGCACTGGCTCAGTGGGCGTCATCTGCGCACACGTGGACTTCTCCCAAGCGCTTGCGAAAGACGGCATTGCGGTCACGATGATCCATTACGGCGATCGTAAGGCTGATGGCAACGAATTCAATCCGCTGTCCGATGTGGCGCTTGCGCGGTATCAGGCAGACGTCGATGCAATGGGCGAGCTGTTCGTCAAGACCGTAGCTCGTAATCGCAAATTGTCGGTGGCCTCTGTGCGCGGCACGCAGGCGACGACGTTCCTTGGCGCCGAAGGCGTCGAGATCGGTTTCGCCGATGCCGTAATGGCACCTGACGAAGCTTTTCGCTCACTGCTCGCCGAGCTGGGCTGACATTCCCAACCCCAAGAGGTTTCACTTATGAAGAGTATTCGCACCCTCGCGGCGCGCGGGCTTTCGTTTGCCCATCTCGCTGGAATTACCAGCCGCGCAGCGCGCGCTGAAGACGAAGATCGCCGCGACGATGATCGCGCCGAGGACGATGAGATGGACGACCAAGATCGTGACGATGGCGATCCCGGTGATTCGAAGGACAAGAAGGGTCGTCGCGCGGAAGATCGCGAGGACGACAAACCTGACGCAGAAGACGATTCGGATCCGAATAAGTCGGGGCGCAGCACCGCGAATGACGATGCCGATCCGGACGCGGAGGATGAAGACGCCGATCCGGACGCAGAAGACGACGACGGAGAAATGCGCGGCAAGAGTGCTGCCGCACGAGCGCGACGGCGCGAGCAAGCGCGTTGCGCCGCCATCATGGGTTCGAAGGCGGCCGCTCGCAATCCGGTGCTCGCTGCCAACCTGGCATTCAAAACTCGTATGACCCGTGCGGAAGCGATCGATACGCTCGAAGCGACTCCCGCCTCGGCGTCGGCAGCTCATTCGACTCGCGCGGCTCGCAACCCGAGCCTCGGCGGTGACGGCGGCGCCAAACCGTCTCGTCAACAGGCTCTTGCGGCGCGCTGGGATGCAAACCTCAAGGCCGCGAATCCGGGCCGTCGCTAATAAACCCTCAGCCTTCAAGGAACTGAACCATCATGGGTAACCCGACCTATACGCCGTTTCAAGAAAACTGGCACAACGGTGGCTTTCTCGTCTCCCAGGCGAATGGCCACCAATCGATCGAACAAGGTGTCCTCACGGGCGGCGTCAAAGTGTTGGCCGGTACGGTGCTCGGCAGCGTGCTATCGGCCCTGACGGCTATCGCGGCGGCGCTGGGCACGAACACCGGCACCGGCACGTTCGGTCCCGTTACGGTTCAAGCCGCACCGGCGACGATGATCGGCACGTACAACGTGGCGCTCACGAGTGCGACCGCTTTCTCGGTAACTGCGCCGGACGGGCAAACGGCCGTTGGTGCCGTCGGTTCCGCATTCAGCGGCCTTGGCATCGGGTTCACCATTACTGCTGGCGGAACGCCTTTCGTATCTGGCGACACGTTCGCTCTGACGACCACGGCGGCGCCCGGCAATCCGACGATCACGTCAGCCGCCGGCACGAACGCCGGCAATGGCACCGTCGGTTCGCTCAGCGTGCAAGGCTACGCGGCCAAGGCAGGGGTTTACTCCGTCGAGTTCGACGATGCGACGCACTTCGTGATGTCCGATCCGACCGGCGCCGAGGTCGGCCACGGTGCCACCGGCACGCCGTTCAAGGCTGCTGGCCTCGCATTCACGATCACGGCTGGTGGTACTGCCTTCGCGCCTGGCGACAGTTTCTCGGTGACTGTGGCGGCTGGGTCTGGCAAATACAAGCCGTTCGACCCCGCTAACGTCGACGGATCGCAAGTGCCGAGTGCGATTCTGTTCGCATCGAAGGACGTTACGACCGCAGACAAACCATGTGCGGTGGTCGTGCGACTCGCCGAGGTCAACGCATCGGAACTGGTGTGGCCGACGGGTATGAGCGGCGCCGCGATTGCCGGCGCTCTCTCGCAGTTGAAGGCGCTGACCATCATCCCGCGCTAACCGCACCCCAGTCCAAAAGCCGCCTGTTGGCGGCGCTTTCGTGAACGCATTGAGGCCGCCAGCAAGGCGGCTTTTCTTTTTTCTAAGGAATAAGCCATGGCCGGCGAAATCATCGACATTTTCAACAGCGACGCGTTTAGCGCGCTGACGCTCACGCAGGGCGTGCAACGCAATCCCTACCAGCCCGGCGCTCTTGGCCGGCTGAACATCTTCGATCCGAACCCGATCCGAACGACGGCCGTGTCCGTCGAAGAACGCACCGGCACGCTGAAGCTGATCGGATTCAGCGAGCGCGGCACCGAAGGTACGCAGCGCACGACGGAAAAGCGCAAGATGCGCTACTTCGACGTGCCGCGCCTGATGCACGACGATACGGTCTACACCTACGAAATCCAGAACATCCGCGAATTTCCGGAAGGGCCGACGGGGCAGGTCATTACCGTCCCCATGCAGCTCGAGCGTGAAGTCGCGCGCCGACTCGCTGGTCCGACCGGACTTTTGGCGAGCGTCGAGTATACGAAGGAATACTTGCGCCTGGCCGCTGTCCAAGGCCTTGTGCTGGACCCGAAAGATGGTTCTGTTCTGTACAACTGGTTCGACGAATTCCAGATCACGCAAGCAACCGAGACGCCGTTCAATCTGGCGGCTAATACGCCCAACAGCCTTCGCCCGATCATCAACGGGGTGAAACGCTATATGGCTCGGAAGGCGCAAGGGGCATTCACGAACCAGACGCGCATCATGGCACTCTGCGGCGACGCGTTCTACGACCAGTTTTCGAACCACTCCGACGTGATTCGCACGTTCCTGAACTGGGAGGGCGCTCGCGATATCCGTGACGATTCGTTCGGCGACGCGTTCGCGTCCTTCGAGTTCGATGGTGTGACGTGGGTGAACTACCGCGGATCGGATGACAACACGTCCGTGAAAATCGCTGACGACAAGGTCAAGTTCTTCCCGGTCAATGCGCCCGGCATCTTCCAAGAAGTGATGGCGCCTGGTGAATCGGCTGAGTTCATCAATCAGCCGGGGGCCCCGGTCTATGTCCTGCCGATCATCGATCGCGATCGTCGCATGTGGTGGAAGATGGAAGCATATGCGTATCCCCTCTACCTCTGCACGCGCCCCGAAGTGCTCGCCAGCGGCCGTGCGGAAGCGTAATGCCGATCAATTGGGGAGCGGAGGTTCTGGGGCCGCTGATGGGCGTGTTCGGTGAGCCGGTGCAGTACCGGCCGCGCGTCGGAAATGCGCTGACGATCGACGGGGTGTTTGATGACGCGTACCAGAAGGAAATGCTCTTCAGCGACGCGTCAAGCGAGATCACTACCGTCCAGGCTGTTCTCGGCGTCCAGTTGTCGCAGTTTGGTGTGCCTCCCGCCCAGAACGATCAGTTGACGGTCGTTCGCACGGGCGGCGCTTACGTCGTGAAAGATGTCCGAGTCGACAGTCACGGTGGCGCGAAACTGATTCTGAGCAGGATGGGGGCGTCATGACTACCTCTGCGGACATTCGCGCCAAGTTCGTCGAGGCCCTAAAAGGCTCGACAGATGCCGGCGACCTTGTATTTTCCCCATTCGATTGGCCGACGATGGGTGGTGCATATCCCTGCGTCTTAGTGCGCGCCCCGAAAGAACGGAAGGAATCCCACGGGCCGTTTCAGCCTGGATACGACGTCTATGCGACTTTGCAGGTAATTGCTCGGACCGTGTCGCCAGCGTTGATTGGTGATGAGGGATCGGTAGTGGCGTTGGCCGCCGCTGAGCGGCTGAAAGCTCAAATTGAGGTGGCGCTGATCAACAATCCGCTCATCTGGAATAGTGCAGACAGTGGCGCACTCATTGAGCAATTTGTTGCGATCGATTCGGAGATATCGTCGTCGTCCGAGGGCGAGATGCCGATGGCCGAGTTGGTTATGCATATCGAGGTCAAGTTTTATCAGGGCCCGGAAGACTTTTTCCCGATTCCGACTGTGCCGATCAACGAAGTGCAGATCGCCGCGGCCGTCGCTGATGGCACGCTTCAGCCAGGAATCATCATCAACCCGCAACAGTAAGGAGCGGAAATGTTCATCAAGCCCGCACCCGGCATCATGCTTCGCGATCCTGAAACACGACAGTTCGTCCCCGAAACCGGGCAGGAGGTTGGAGATTTCGACCTCTACTGGGTACGCCGCATCAATGATGGCGACGCTATCAAGGTTTCCGGCCCTCAGCCCGAGACGCCACCGGCCAAGGCTGTGAAAAGCGCCTGACCACATCAACGATTTGAACAACTACCCCGCCTCGGCGGGGTTTTTGTTTTGGAGAGCGCCAAGTGACAGTTCCCTTTAAAACCATTCCGCAGAATCTGCGGGTTCCTCTGTTTCATGCCGAGCTCGATAACAGCAAAGCAAACAGCGGTGCGTCGACGCAACGTGCGTTGATCATCGGGCAGATTACGTCTGCCGGGACAGGGACGCCGGGCGTTCCGCAGATTTCCCAAGGTGCTACCGAGGCCAAGTCGGTTGGTGGCGCGGGTTCGATGCTCGCGCTCATGACGGCGGCATATCGTCAGGCGGACCCTTTCGGCGAGGTTTGGTATTTACCTCTGGCCGATGACGCGACCGGCGTAGCGGCCACTGGCACCATTGCGGTGACCTCACCTCCGACGGCAACCGGCGTCGTGTACCTCTATATCGCCGGCATCAATGGTGTGCCGCCGGTGACCGCGACGGTTACGGCGATGCAGACCAGTGCCCAGGTCGCCACCGCCATTGCGGCCGCGATCAATGCCCAGACGGATCTGCCGGTGGCTGCGAGTGTTTCGACCTCGACGGTGACCGTGACAGCCAAGAACAAGGGGCTGGCAGGCAACGATATTGATATTCGCCTCAATTACCGTGGTGCCGCGAGCGGTGAGTCTTTGCCGCCGGGTTTGGCGATCACGATTACTCCCATGACTGGGGGCGCAGTCAATCCTGCTCTCACCACTGCGTTCGCGAATCTGCTCGATCAGGAGTTCGATTTCATCGCGTTCCCGTACACGGATGCGAACTCGCTGGATGCCATGAAGGCATTCCTGAGTTCGACCACCGGTCGCTGGAGTTGGAGCAAGCAGATCTACGGGCACGCTTTCGCCGGCTACCGCGGAACTCTTGGCGCACTTACGACGTTCGGCAACAGCCGAAACGATGAGCACGTGTCGATCATGGGGTTCAACGATTCACCGACTCCGGCATGGATTCTGGCGGCTGATCTCGCGGGCACGGTTGCGACCTCCGTTCGTGCTGACGCTGCTCGACCTGTGCAGACGTTGGCGCTGTCGAGCTTCCTGGCGCCGCCCTTGGCTTCGCGCTTTGCTCTGAGCGATCGGAACACGTTGCTGTGGGACGGGATCTCTACGTTCACAGTCGCCAGCGACGGTACCGTCGCCATCGAAAACCTGATCACGACCTACCAACTGAATAGCTTCGGTCAACCGGACGACAGCTATCTTGAAGTGGAAACACTGTTCACGCTGGCATATGTCCTGCGGTCACTTCGGTCTGTCGTTACCAGCACGTATTCGCGCATGAAGCTGGCCGCAGACGGTACTCGGTTCGCCCCGGGCTCGTCCATTGTGACTCCCGCGATCATCAAGGCTGGCCTGATCGCGCAATACCAGCAACTCGAATACGACGGCTACGTACAGCAGAGCGATGTATTCGCCCAAGGGCTCATCGTGCAGCAGAACAGTACCAATCCGAACCGGGTCGATGTGATTTACCCGGCCGTATTGATCGCGCAACTGCGCGTTTTCGCACTGCTCATGCAGTTCCGCTTGAGCTAACCCTAGTGAAGTCCAGCGCTTACGCTGCGCTTTTCTTATTTTTGGAGATTCCTCATGGCAGGTAATCCGAATCGCCTGGCCGGAACCGCCAGCATCACCGTCAGTGGGACGAATTACCTGCTTGTGGGGGATTTCGAATACAACCCGTCCAAGGTGACGCGAGAAACGCTTTCTGGAGTGGATGGCGTACATGGCTTCAGTGAGAAGCCGCGTCCTGGGTCGATTTCCGCAACCCTGCGCGACGCGGGGAGCCTTACTGTTGCCGATCTCAACGCGATGGACAACGAGACGGTTGTCGTGCAGCTCGCCAACGGTAAGACCATCATCGGCCGAAATATGTGGACGGTCGAGGATCAGACCGTCAAGTCCACCGACGCCACTCTCGAAGTGAGGTGGGAAGGCCCACAAGTCTCCGAAACCACGAGTTAAACATGAGCCAACCTGACGAAAAGACCCTCAAGCTTCGCAAGCCTGTGAAGCTCGGCAGCGGTGAGAGCGAAGTCATTTACGACAAACTCGACCTGCGCGAGCCGACCGCAGGCGAACTCGATAAAGCGACGACAACCGGAGGTTCGAACATCGGCATCGGGATCATGCTGATCCACCTTGTTTCTGGCCTGCCCAAGTCGGCCGTCGAAAAGCTCAGTCAGCGTGATTTCACGGAGGCGAACGAGTATCTCGCGGGTTTTACCGACGATGGCCCGACGGAGTCGGTGACGTAATCGCTGACGTCACACACTTCTTCAGTTGGGGCCCTCTTGAGGCAGAGCGCCTCTCGCTTTCAAAACTGGCTTGGTGGAGAGACCAGGCCAAACGCATTCGACAATCAATGGAGGAGGTCTGATGGCAGGTAATGCGTATCAGATCACCATCACGGCCGCTGACAGGGCGTCGGCGGTGGCGAAGAAGATTGAAGCGTCGATGCAGCGTATTACGCGTCCTATCGATCGCGTGACAGCGTCCTCGAAGAAGATGAACGACGCTGCCGCAACGCTTCGCAAGCCGTTCGCTGACGTGGGGCGATCCCTCAAAGCGTTGGGCGATGAAACAGGGGTGACGAAGGTTGCGCGCGGTATCCGTCGCATCGGTTATGCCGCCGCCGCCGCTGGCCGGAGCCTCTTGGGAATAGTGGCTCCGCTTGCGGGGATCGCGGGGCTCGGCTCAATCGCAGGTATTGCCCTGATGACGAACGAGTGGGGCAAGATGGGCGCAGAGGTTTTGAAGACTTCGGCTGCCATCGGCGTATCAACTGCTGATCTCCAAGCGTATCGGGGGGCAGCGAAACTTGCCGGCCTATCTGCGGATGAGATGGCCGGATCACTCAAGACCCTTGGGAAGACGATCGAAGACGCGACCTATGGCCGAAATCAGGACGCATTCGTGATGATGCAGAAGTTCGGCATTAGCTTGCATCGTACGAAGGATGGTGCCGTCGATGCCACTCGCGCGCTGAAAGACCTCGCGAATGCAATCGTGAAGCAGAAGGGGAACGTCCAGACGCAATCGCTAATTGCTGATGTATTCGGCGTTGGCTCGCTGCTACCTATGCTGCAAAAGGGCGAATCTGGAATTGATGCGTTCGTGCAAAAGGCGAAAAGCATGGGGCTCGTGCTCAGTGACGAGCGGTTGAAGCGAGCAGCCGCTTACAACGAGCAGATGATCAAGCTGGAGGCCTCCGGTACGCGGCTGAAGTATTCGTTCGGTGAGGCAATGGCGCCAGCGCTTGAGCGAGTCATTACGGTGGTGCAACGGCTCGTCGACCAATACGGAGAGATAGTGGCGACGAACGTGGCCGAATACGTCGAGCGGTTCGCGAAGTGGCTTGAGCAAGTAGATTGGGATGCAACTGCGGCGAAGGTAACGAACTTTATCGATGCGATTGGCGGGGTAAAGGGAGTTGCGGTGGCACTGGCGGCTATCACCTTTGCCGCACCGATCGCTGGAATCGTCTCGATCGTCGCCAATCTGACTTCACTCACCGCTGTGGCCATCCCGGGGGCGGTTGCCGCATTGGGCACGCTTGGAGTGGCCGGTCTGGCGGCGTGGGGCGCACTGAAGGTCGCAAAGGCGGCGGGATTGCCCGACACGAATTCGGCAAAGGGAGCGAGCGACGTGGCCGCCGGAAACTGGTGGGCCGCATCGGCCAGCCTGCCGGCCATGAGCTTTCTGGGCGCCGGTTGGGACCGGCTGACAGGGAAATCGAACGCAGATATCGCGTCAGGTCTTCGCCTTCAGTCAGGTGCAGGCAAATCGAGCGCTGAATCGGACGCACTATTCTCGAAGCTTGAAACACAGTACGGCTTGCCGAAAGGGCTGCTCGACAGCGTATGGGCGCAGGAATCGGGGCGCGGTACGAACATGCTGTCGTCCGCCGGCGCCAAGGGGCATTTCCAGTTCATGGATGCGACGGCAAAGCAATACGGGCTCGACGACCCAAATGACCTGTCGAAGTCCTCAACGGCGGCCGCGCAGATGTACCGAGATTTGCTCAAGCAGAACGGTGGCGATCTGAGCAAGGCACTTGCCGGGTACAACTGGGGGCAAGGCAACTTGCAGCGCAAGGGCATGGAAAACGCCCCGAAGGAGACGCGCAACTACGTGGATCAGGTTCAGGCCCGCATGGGCGGAACAGGCCTATACGGTAGTTCTCCGCGCATCGCTGAGGCCAATCTGCCAGGGCAGTCGCCACCTGCTGTGACTGCCGATGCGGGACGAGTCCATGTGGACGTGGTTATCCATCAGGACGGCCGTCCTGCAACGGCAAAGGTGCGGTCGCAAGGCAATGCAACTGCATCCGCCAAGGTAACGACGTCAAAAATGGAGGCGTTGGTGTGAGCGTAGCTGATGTGGTGAACGTCGCCGGAAGCATCGGCGGCGTGGCGTCTGCCGCCAAGGGAATTGCCTCGTCAGCGCAGGGCTTGATGAGTCTATTCGGCAGCGGCGACTATGCGAGCAAATTGCGCAAGGCTAGCTATAACGGTGTGCCGTTCGCCGTCGTATCGGAAAGTGGCGTGTTTGGGCGGAACGTGGTCGTGCACTCCTACCCGAAGAAAGAGACGCGTCCCTGGATCGAGGACAACGGCCTGAAGACGAACGTCCTGCAGATCACCGGCTTTCTCGTTGAGAACAGCCTGATCTACGGTGGCGGGGACGTCACCACGCAGAAGATCAATCTGCTGAACGTGATTCGCGGCGGTTCCGTCAACAATACGAAACCGCCTGGTATCGGGAAGCTTGTTCACCCCACATGGGGTGAGATCAAGGCAAATTGCACTGAAGCTGAGTTCGGGACGTCGTGGGATCGTGGTCGCGTCGTCGAGTTGCGCCTGACGTTCATTCTCGGTGGCGATAGGTTATATCCGAGTGCCCAGTCTGCGACTAAGGACGCGGTAAGCAGTGCGGCTTCGGGCTTGACGGCATCATCATTGCTCAGCTTCGTCAGCCGCACTCTCGACGCAATCAAGGCGGGCGTCGCTGTCATTCGTACTGCCGTCGGTGTTGCCGTCGGGTTTTATCAGTCTGTGAACGGCTTGGTGCATAGCGTCCGTCGATTCTTTAATTCGATTTCCACGCTGTCAGGAAACTTCGGACGAATCTTCGGTGGTAGCAATTCTGGTTATGCCGGCGCCAACGGGAAAGCACCTGCTACTGCTACGGTAGCGAGCCTCCTTGCTCAGGACACGCAGAATGTTGCCAATGTTGTTGCCGCCGGGGCGGCGATTTCCGCCGCGGCCGTGAGCGCTGGGACCAATCCGGCGGCATTTAGCGGGGCGGCGCAGTCGCTTATGACCGCGACCGCAAACACTGCCGCATCGCCCGCTGACGCAATCAGGTTGTTGACGCCGTTGGCGCAGTACGCGCCGCCGTCAGTGTCGCCGAGCTCGCCCGTCGCGGCAGCGCAAGCAGTTATGAGCGGTGCGACGGGGGATTTGCTTCGCCGATCTGCGATTGCTCAGCTTGCGATGAGCTCGACGGCATATCAGCCAGCCTCAGCCGACGATGCCGTTGGTGTCCGGGATACCATCGTAGGGCTTATCGACGCCGAGATTCAGGTCGCGGCGGACCAAGGCGAAGATGACGTTTATGTGGCGCTGCGCACATTGAGGCAAGCCGTGGTGACTGACTTCGACGGTCGGGGACAGGGACTGGCGGCAGTAACAACATTTCAGTTCAATGGGACAATTCCGTTGTTGGCACTCGCGAATCGCATCTACCGTGACGTTGGCCGCGCGGACGAGCTTGTTACACAGGCGAACCCGGTTCATCCTGCTTTCTGCCCAACTACCTTTAATGCTCTAGCGACATAGGGTGCGGCGCTGCTCAAAAATGGTACAATTGTTTACCCCTAAGAGTAAATAACCATATAAATCAAGCACTTATGGCAAATCCGATTCCGCTCTCCAAAGCAAGAGCGGCGTTTGCGGAACTGGGCGACATTGCACACGCCCGAATCGAGGCCGACGAATTTACGCTTGCTCGTTGCGAGCGCGATGCAAAAGCGTCCTTCGACGAAGATCCTATCGGAGCACTTCAGTTGCTTGGAGTGGTCGCATCGTTTCGTTGGGACGATGTTGGGGTACAAAGCAACTTCGAGCGCGCGTTGGCGATGGGCGGCTCAACTACCGTTCAAAGCAACTATGCCCGTGCGCTCGGGGATATCAATCGATATCGTCAGGCGGCAAATCAATTTCTATTAGCGTCGGGCCGGGAGCCTGAAAACCTAGCGTTGCTGCGATCCGCGATCGTTCTTAATTTCTCGGTGTTTGAATTTGATGTAGCGCGCGAGCTTTGCGAAAAGCTGGCACAGCGAACTCCTAGCCTTGGCGATGATATGCGGGAAGACATGAAGATGATCGAAGGCATAGAGAAGCTTGGGGTTGACCTTGAGACGGTTCGACGTACGATCGATTGTGCGCTTTCATTCCTTGCTTCGAAAAATGTACGAGCCGTGGGATTCAAACAAGCTCTCGATGTTTCTGATGGAGACGGTTGCTTGTATGTCGACGTAGTAGTTCGCACTAGCGAAGTTCGTGCACGCGAGCTAGACGAAGAGTTCACGCCGGTGCTGTTTGACAGCATTGAGCATCCTCAGTTGAGTAGCATTGTGGTCGGACTAGAGGCGGCCGCCCAATGAGTTCAAACTACGATGAAATCATTCAAGTAGCGGAGCACTTGTTGGCGACGTCACTGGGCGAGCACTCTTTGCGGTCGTCTGTTTCGCGGTCATACTACGGCGCATTCCATGCTTGTGTCGAGATGCTTCCTGACGAGTTCGCGCCGCCCGACGAATCTTCCTACAAAGGCGAAAGTCATAAGTCCGTAGTTAATGCTGTGGAAGCTTGGGGGAAGAGTTTGAGGCCAGGCCGTACGGATGCTCAGCAGGCCGGAAGAAAACTCGCCAAGTTGAAACAATTTCGTAAGGAAGCGGACTACGTTTTAGGTAAGGACTTTGACCGCGATGCAGTTTTCTGCGTCGCCGAGGCGAAGAAAGCCATTGCGTTTGTTTCAAGCGCTCGCCAAACATATGACCTTAAGTCTCAGGACCAAGCCTAGATTCGCACCGTACCGCATCGCACCGTACCGAAATGAAAGGCCACCTTGTTAGGTGGCCTTTCTTGTTTGTATGGGAGAGAAAGTCAGTTTAGAGGCAGGTAGGTCTGCTGCATTTCCCCGTTCACACATTTGATGGTCACCTTGCCTTGCTTCAGATATAGCTTTCCATCTGGAGCGGAAAGGATCTTGCTCGTTACATAGCTTTCGGGGTAGTCACATGAGGGCTCTACGAAGTTACCTTTAGCGTCAAGTACCGGCTCGACATCGGCCTTCATGACGCTGAAGTACTTTGGAGTTGCGCGTTCGTTATCTGCCGCGAGAAAACGGCCATAAATCATCGCATCTGGCTTGCCGTCGCTGCCCGGTGGCGAATAGAAAGTATTGCGATTCATCGCTTCAAATCGGAATCCTTTGCTCACCTTTTGGCAACTATGAACCGGCAACGCGCTCGGTGCCTGGGAGGCTTCGTGCAACTGTGCTTCGGTGTTGCAGATGACGACATCGTCTTTGACGGTCTCAAAGACTGGCATTGCATAGGCTGTCGATGTCACGAGCGTCGCAGCCAAAAAGGCGATCTTCATATTCATGGAAATCTCAATGGAAGAAACGATAAAGCTCCAAATTAACGGGCTGAATCTCTCGGGCTGGACGCGCGTGCGTGTTACACAAGGGATTGAACGTTGTCCAACCGATTTCGAGTTGGAAATGACCGAGATTTTTCCGGGGCAGGCTCAAGACATCGTTGCAAAACCTGGTGACCCGTGTGTGTTGGAGTTGAACGGTGCACCTGTCGTTACCGGGTACATCGACCGTGTAACTCCCAGTATATCGGCTGAGGGACATGAAATACGAGTGACTGGCCGAGGGCGCTGCCAGGATCTCGTGGACTGTGCCGCAGTCTGGCCGAACTACCAGATGAGCAACGTCACGGCCTTTTCAATGGCGACGCAATTAGCCGAAACATACAGGGTTGACGTCAAGTGCGATGTCGAGAACCTGCTGGTGATTCCTCAGATCAATATCCTGCCTGGCGAAAGCACCTTCGACATCGTCGAACGCACGGCCCGATACAGTGCGCTGCTCGTCTACGAAGGTGCTGACGGAAGTCTCATTTTGGCTCGTGCCGGTACCGAGGCGATGGCCAGTGGTGTTCACGAAGGCATCAACCTCGAAGCGGCGACGGTAGAGCGCTCAATGGATCGACGGTTTTCCGAAATTGTCGTGATGCTGACCGGCACGAACAACATGCAGGATCTGAGCTCCATCAACGCCCCTCACTTCATTGCCAAGGACCCGAATGTCCCGCGCTTCCGCCGGCGGGTCATCATCGCTGAATGTGGTGAGCTGGGATGGGAGGTGGGCAAGAAGCGCGGTTTGTGGGAGGTCGCGCGCCGACGTGGTCGTGCCGAGACCATTCATCTCACCGTTGACAACTGGCATGATGTGGCCGGCAACCTGTGGGAGCCGAACAAGTTGATGGACGTGCTTATCTCAAGTCTGAAGGTCTCGGGCGATCAGGCGGGCACCGTGCCTGTGCGGTATCTAATTGCAGAGGTGACGTTCACCCTTGATGAGTCTGGTACGCATGCCAATCTTACGTTGATGCCACCTGAAGCGTTCGAGCCCGAACCGATCCTGCTCTATCCGCAGTACGGCGACTTAGTAGGCGCCGTGTGGGGGCGCTGAATTGGCATGACCGAAATTTTTGAGAGGCTTGCGCAGCGAATCCTATTGGTTGTTGCCCGCGCATTGGTGACCGTTGTTCGGGACACCGGCGGAATTCAGATCATGCAGGTAAAGCTGAGCGCGAGTGAGGTAAGAGACGATCTTCCTCGATTCACCGAATTTGGCTTTTCTTCGAACCCACCAACTGGTGCAGACGTCTTGGTGGCGTTCGTTGGGGGAGATCGATCAAAGGGGATCGTGATCGGAACTTGCCATCAACCGTCCCGACCGACGGGGCTCAGTCCTGGCGAAACGATCTTGCACAGCCAAGATGGAAAGTCCGTCTATCTGACGGCGGCCGGCGGCATCGTTGTCGAGGCGAAGGGGCAGCCAGTTGTGGTCAGCGATGCTTCTGACGTGACTTGGAACTGCACTGGCAAGTTCAAAGTGGTGGCACCCGGAGGCGTCGAGTTCGACGCGCCGATGGTGATATCGACCGGCGACATGCAAGACAACTTTGCGAGCAATCCGCACACGATGGCGGATATGCGCGAAATATCCAATTCTCATACCCATCCGGTCAAGTCGGTACAGGGTGGTGGGTCGACCGTCACAAGTGACCCACCAAATCAGCATCAGTAAGCATTGCTCTGCTCGATCAACAAGCCTCCCTTTCGGAGGCTTTTTCGTTTTGGCTCGAATGGATACATCAACAGTTTGGGACTCGGTCGCGAATCGAGGCGACTGGGTTCTTGATGGCGCTGCACTCGAGACGGGAAATGACGTCACCACGGCGCTTCTGATCAGTCTTTTCACCGATCGAATGGCTGATCTGGACGACATCATTCCTGATGGCACCACTGACCCGCGCGGTTGGTGGGGTGACGATCCCGCTGCCGGCTTGATCGGATCTCGAATGTGGCTCATCTTCAGAGAGAAGCAAACCAAGGAGACATTGCAGCGCGCCTATGACTACATCGTCGAAGCCATTCAATGGATGGTTGATGACGAGGTCGTTGCTCGGTTCGATATTAACGTCTCGTGGATCAAACGAGGTCAACTCGGTGCCCAGGTCACTGCCTACAAGCAGGACGGCGCAATCGTGCCGAACACGTTCACTTGGGCTTGGCAAGGAAACGACTGATGCCCTATCAACGACCAACACTCACGGATCTTGAGCAGCAGGTTGCTGCTGATGTTGCATCTAACTTGCCCGGGGCTGACCCGCTGCTCCGCTTCGCTAACCTCAAGATCACGGGGCGCGCACAGGCCGGCTTGGCGCATCTGCACTACGGATATATCGATTACATCTCGAAGCAAGCGGTGCCGTTCACTTCCACGGGCGAGTATCTGGCCGCTTGGGGCGCTTTACGGAACACCTATCAGAAGGCACCGACGAATGCGAAAGGTACGGTGTCTTTTCAGGCAACTCCCGGGGCCGTAATCCTTTCGGGAAGTGCCTGCGCGCGCGGCGACGGCTTTCTCTATACAACGCAGGGAGACACGGCAGCTCAGGCCAACGGTGTCGCCACCGCTACGTTGCTCGCGAATGAAGCCGGCGCGCTCGGTAATTGTGATGCGGGAACCGTGATTACTCTCGGCACCGCAATACCAGGCGTCCAAGCGGGGGGTGTTGCGGCGGCAGCCTTCACTGGGGGCGCTGCTGCGGAGATCGAAGATGACTATAGCGAGCGTGTGATGAGCGCGTACCAGGCCACACCACAGGGTGGGGCAGCCGGGGACTACGTCACGTGGGCTTTGGGCGTTTCCGGGGTAACCCGTGCATGGGTAACGCGAAACGGATTCGGCGCTGGAACGGTGGTCGTGTACGTGATGCTCGACGACGCGCAAGCTGGGCACGGAGGATTCCCGCAAGGGGCGAATGGCGTTGCCGCCGGCGACTCATCGCGAGGAGTGGTCGCAGTGGGGGACCAACTGACCGTTGCCAGTGCAATTTATCCACTGCAACCCGTCACGGCTTTGGTGTACGTCTGCTCGCCAATTGCGAATGCTATCCCATTCACGATTACGGGACTCTCCGCGGCTGATTCGACGACGAAAGCGGCAATTTCAGCGGCGATCATAGGAGTGTTTAGGGCCAACGGAGCGCCGGGTCAGACGATCGATCTGTCGGATATCAATTCCGCGATCGGAGCGATTCCCGGTGCGAGTGGCTTCGTTATCACCAGCCCAGCGGGGAACATTACCAACTCGACCGGCCAACTGCCGACACTCGGCCTGGTCACTTATCCGTAAGGTCCTCCATGCTGGTGCCCTCACTCACCCCAGACGATTTTCTCCAAGCATTCCAAGGCCTGCTGCCAAGGGGAGCAGTTTGGCCGAGAGACCCTGACGCCGTTCAAACGAAGGTATTCCGAGGGCTCAATACGGTGTACGCGCAGAATACTGCGCGCGCAAACAACTTGTTGGTCGATGCGTTTCCAGGCACCACGTTTGAGCTTCTCCCCGAGTGGGAGGCAACGCTTGGCCTGCCAGACCCCTGCGCAGGATCATCGCCGACCGTGGAAGCCCGACGAGCTCAAGTCGTTGCACGTCTCGCGGCTGTGGGTGGACAGTCGGTCGCGTACTTTACCCAACTGGCGGCCAATCTAGGCTATGCGATCAGCGTCGATCAGTTCGCTCCTTTTCGCTTCGGACAATCACCTTTCGGATCGCAGCTTGGCTCCGATGATTGGTTTTTTGCATGGCGCGTCAATGCGCCGACGTATTCGATTCGATATTTCTCGTTCGGGATAAGCGGTTTTGGTGAACCGTTTTCCTCGTGGGGAAACAACGTACTTCAGTGTGAGATTCAGGCGTTCGCGCCTGCTCATACGATTCCTCTATTCAATTACTCCTGAAGCAAATCACATGGATCGACTTATTGCGGCAAATACCGTTCCGGTCGGTAGCGGCGATCTTGCGCCTGCGACCGGTACCCCAGGGCAAGCAACGGACGGCAATCCGGCAACCAACACTCCGGCGACGCGTTTCCCTTCATATGCATTCAATGCTATTCAGGAAGAGTTGGCCACGACCATTCTCGCCGGTGGATTGACGTTGGATCGAACAAACAACGGTCAACTTGCGCAGGCGGTGAAATTCATCGCACAGAAGCAGGTGTCCGGCGTCGTTGGCCAAGCCCGAAACGCAAAGATGACGGTCTCGGCGCCATCCACCACGGCTACGTTCACGGCGGATGAGGTGATTCTCGAATCTGTGCTTGGTGGCCTGCGTTATTGCGTGGCGAACGCGTCCGATGCGTTCAACCTCGGGACTGATATGGATGCCGGAAGCGCGCCGGTGTCCGGTGCCGTAGCGCTGTACAAGTTGGCCAATCCAACGACCGGCGCCGTTATCCGGCGGATTGTCAACACAACATCTGGTATCGCGCCAGAAATTTACGCCGGGGCGGCACCGCCGGCTGGCTACACGGTTTCTGCGCTCGTAGTCGTGTGGGGTACGGATTCGCTAGGGCGATTCGTCGTCGGATCGATGCGAGACCGTCGCGTTAGTTTTCCCACCAAGGTCATTTTCAGTACATCGACGAGTAACGGGTCTTACACGTCGTTCTCGACGGCCGGCAATATCCCGCTCAACGCGAAGACGCTTTACGGCGGCTTGATCATCGCCAACAACACGGCGAACGTGACCATTTCGCTTCAAGTGGCAGCCGATGCCAACGGCACCGGCGAGCAAGGGAACGGTTCGTTTCTCGTTCAGGCGAACAACACACTCACCATCATGATGGGTCTCGACATCGTTACGGCGGGCTCGCTCTACGTCAAGACGAGTTCGAGCGCCGGCGTGCCGACGTTTCAGGTGACATCGACGGGCTACACATTCTGAGGAAGCTATGACCGCAACGACGATTTTCATTCGCGTCAACGGCGCGGGCGAGTTGACTGACTATTCGCCGTGCCCGCAAGACGAAAGCATTTGGCCCGGGTTCATTGAGACAGACACCAAGAACGAGGCATATGCCGCGTGGTACGGGTACCTCGACGCGACGCGGCAGAGCCAACTGCCCGCACCTGGGGCATGAAACAGAACTGTCCTTCGTGAAGTTGGCACGGCAGCAACGCCCCTGAGCCCGCTTCCCGCACTGACGTCGCACAGCGGCGAATAGTCCATAGCCCATTCGGGCACTTTCTTCAGGAACAACATGCCTCGAATTGATGCTGCCACAGCGGGCGGTAGGAACGTGCTCGCGTTTCTCGACACGCTTGCGATCAGCGAACATACGGCGATCGGGCTCGCCAATTCCGACGACGGCTACAACGTCATCGTCGGTGGCACACCGCAGCGCCCGACGCTGTTCACCAGCTATCAGGACCATCCGCGAATCGTCGTCACGATCCGGGATAAGACTGGTGCGCCTCGGATCATCAACGGCAAGCCGTTGCAGTCGACGGCGGCGGGGCGCTACCAGGAAATGCAGTGGATTTTTGATTCCTACCGTCCACTGCTCCAACTGCGTGATTTCTCGCCGATCAATCAAGACCTCATAGCACTGCGCCTTATTCGAGAATGCGGTGCGGTAGCTGACATTTCCGCAGGGCGTATCGCGTCAGCTCTCAACAAATGCCGCAGTCGTTGGGCCAGCCTGCCTGGTGCCGGCTACGGCCAACACGAAAACGCACTCGACTCGCTGCTCGATGCCTACCGGCGCGCGGGCGGTGTCACAACAGCCTAAATCCGGGGGGATCGATGGGCGACGAAAAAACGCTGTGGGGTTTTGCAGGACTGGCTCTGTTGGGGGCTCTCATGGGACTCGGGAAATTGCTGGTCAGTGACGAGGTGCTGACGATCCGTTTGATGGTCGGTCGCTCGATCTTGGGGGCTGGCGCGTCAATGATCGCTGGTGTGGTGTTGATCCAGATTCCGGACATTCCGCCGTTGGCGTTGTACGGGATCGGCAGTGCGCTCGGTGTCGTTGGCGCCCAGTTCATCGAAGGGGTACTCAAGCGAAAAGGGCGACATTTCATGGGGGACCGACACTGATGATTCACTGCGCCGCTGGCCGCCTTCGGGCGGCTTTTTCGTTTCTGGAGGACCTATGTCTGCCGTAACCGACACCCATGAAGAGCGCGAAACGCTAACCGTCGACGTGCTGCTTCCGGGCCACGAGCAGCGCACCACCACGCCGCTGTTCACGCGCACGCGCTTGGCGCTCATCGAGCGCGAGGGCGGCCGGTGTTTCGTTTGCGGCGGTGCCGAGCAAGACGTCGGCCATCCGCTCGAAGCCCATCACCACCCGATTGAGCGCAGCACCGCGAACCTGATCGACTGGCCGCGCTTCACCGAGGACTGCCGTTCCGGCGTCTGGGGTGAGCGGGCCAGCGCATTCGACTGGGACGGCTTTCTGGCCGCACAGCCACTCGACCCGTACCGCTTCGTCGACGACATGACGGTCAACGGGATGCTGCTCTGTAAGGACCACCACATCGGAAAGGGGGAGGGCATCCACGCGATGCCGTTCCCGCTTTGGGTGGCACAGAAGTATGCCGTCGATGGCTACAAGTTCACGCCGGACGAGATCATCCATCACCACGAGAAGGACACAACGAAATGAACACTCGCATGAAAGTGGTTTGTTACGGCGCGCTGCTCGCCCTCTGGGGCTTGTTTGCTTGGATGGGGAAGACCCCCGTCGAGGGCTTCATTGCAGCGATCAGTGCTGCGTTGACCGCCCTCGGCGTCGTCCATGTGGCAGCAGCGAAGACTCAGGCCCCGCCGTCCGACCCAGGCTCGCCACGGTGATTCGCGCCGCGTTCGCTTGCGTCGCCAGCATCTGGTTGGCGGCGTGCGCGGGCACCGCGCGCTACGAAGCGCGGCCGTTCTATGACTCGGCCGGCCGGTTGATCTGCTGCCAAGCATCCGTGTGGAGCAGCAAGGACGTCGGTGCAGTCACCGTGCGCGTGACCAATACCACCGAGGGCTTCACCCTCGATTTTGCCGAAACAGGCGTATCGGCCAGCGCGCCGATCACCGCAGGCGGAGGCATCGCTTCCAGCATCTCATCAGCAGTCACCAGCGCGGCAGCCGCCGCCATCAAGCTCACCACACCGTAAGGATCCCACCATGAAGCGTTTTGTCATTGTGGCCGCGTGCGCGGCCGTGCTTTCGTTCGTCCTCGCCGCATGCTCGACGACGCCCCAGTCGGCGCCCACGCCGGCGCAGGTAGCTGCACGAGTGTGCCCGCCGGTTGAGGTCGCCATCACCTCGTTGCAGCAGGTCAGCGGCATGAGTGACGCTGCGCTGCACGCGCTCGCCGATGCCCAGCCGGTCGTCTCGGCGGTCTGCGCGGCCGGTTCGACGGTCGATGCCGTCAACCTTCAGACGCTCGCGAGCGCGGGGCTGCCCGCGATCATCACCGTGGCGAAGGCGTCGCAGCTGTCGTTGCAAGATCAGGATCGCATCGTAATGGGCGTGACCACTGCGCAGATCATGCTGGCGGCCGCGATCGCCGCCTGGCCATCGGATCAACCGACCGCCGCGGCAAAATGAGCCGGTTCCTGACAAGGCTGGTCATCGAGAACGCCACCGGCTGCGACGATGGCCGATGGCGGCTCGTGCGCGCATTGATTTACCAGTCCGATGTGGCCGGGCAGACGTTCGTCGTGCCGCGCGGGTTTGTCACTGATTTTGCGTCGGTGCCGCGCGTACCGATTGCCTATCTGCTGGCCGGCGGCACGTCGAACGAGGCGGCTGCCGTGCATGATTGGCTCTACATGACGCAACCGGTGCCGCGTTCGATCGCGGACCGAGTGCTTCGTGAGGCGTCGGCCGTTACATGCGTACCGGTATGGCGCCGCTGGTTGATGTACTGGGGAGTCAGGATTGGAGGTTCAACGCATTGGGAGTGAATGATGCTGCGCTTTTGGCTCTGGTGCGAGGGCTTCAAAGATGCAAACGATGGGATCGAGAAGCCTCCGTTGGCGACTGGGCAATTGAATAAGCTTAAAAGAGTTTGTTTTCCTCTTCCCTAACTAGTCTAAGGTCAGCGTCATCCCAACCTTCGACACGACCGGTTTCGACAAACTGATTGTCTTTCAGCATATAAGTGACTCGGTCTCGGAAACCCATCACATAGGGAAGGTCGGCCCTTTTTGACACCTCGACCGTTTCAACTTGATTCTTGCCTTCATCGCTGATAGTAACGTCAAAGCCATGCCCCGTTGTGCAGTAAAGCTCGGCGATTTGTTTGAATTCCCATGGTTCGCACTTGAATACAAGAAGGGCCGTGGAATGGGGGCCGGATATCACTTCAATTAGCAATTCGTCCGTTCCATCGTTGTTAATGTCGGCGTATCGAGACTGTATCCACGAACTATTTCCGTCGAGCGATCCAGGCGTGGCCCATTCCCCTGTACTTCCGTATACATCCGGCGCGCGCCTAACAACTTCCCCGATCCCACGAATCAACGCGCCTGGTAGCTCCAGTAACCTTTTGTGAGCCTCTTGATTCATTCTCTGAAGCTCCTCAGTTGCTTTGCGCGTCTCCTTCTTCGCGATGCGAGCTTCAATGAATTGCCATGCAGCAATTGCAAGCGTTACACCAATACCAAGTGGACCGAATGGGTCAATCTGAAATGGCATGATTTTAAGTGTTGGATTCGACTCCGCGATCGTAGCAGAGATCATTCACATTTGATTTCAGTAGCCGTGCATCAATGAGTAGCTATCGCGATCCCATCGGCTTCTCCCACCACTCATCCCAATCCGTACCGTAGCGGATATCACTCATCTTCGGAGCCCGCTTCAGCAGAGCGGGGCCGTCCATGTGTAAACGACTTATGGGTGGGTTTGGGCTGTCGGATAGCCCCGCGGAGGTGTGTCCGCTGCCTGATGCTGCCGACTGATCATTGCCCTGCACGCGTCCGGGCGGACCCGCCGATAAACCCCTGGCGCCGCCGCGCTTGGGGAGTTGGCCGATACGGCGCCGAACCGACGCCATCAGCGCAGTTCGTCCAAGATCGACCGCACCACCGCGCCCCGCACGTTTCCGCGAACGGCGTCCAGCGCGTTAGTACTGTCTATGACGCTCTGCGCGCCATTGTTCCAACGGCCGATGTCTCCCAAGTGCGACTCGCTCAGATGGGTTTGGCGGACACTGCGCACGACCGTATCGACCTCGCCGTAGGTCACCCGGCGTACGGAGGATTGCTTGATCAGGTCGCGCAAGGCGGTGAAATACCCCTTCAAGGGCTTGGTCGTCTGCAGCTCCGGCAGGTAGCGGCCGGCCATGTTGCTGATCTCCTGGACGTAGTAGGTCGACTCTCGCTGCTGTGCATCTCTGCCAGAGTTCACGCCCCGTTCCAGCGCAACACGCGCGCCTGCCGTGCGTGCCACGGAGTCCATGTAGGTATTCGGTTCAGGCCAATAGACGGCCTTGGGCGCAATCGCGTTGTAGCGCCGGCGTACCTGGTGTTCGCCTTCGTTGATCGCCTCAAGACATCTCGTCAGCTTGCGGTTCCAGTCGCCTCCATGGTCGGCAAATCCATCGCCCCAGAAGGCTGCGTCCCGCGGCGTCGTATCCCAGAGATAGCCGCCGCTGACGACATCGGCGCCCTTGGACGCCATATCCGGTGCACTGCTTTCCGGTCCGTTGGGTCCCTCCACCTCGCGTTCCTCGTACGTCACGCGACCCAGATCAGCGATCGCTTTACGCGCGTCCAGTCCCATCGCCGACACGGGCGTGGCGAGCAGCGGATCGGCGGTCACGTCGGCGTCCATGCTGCGCATGACGGGAGAGATGGCGGTTGCATCGCGCAGGCGGCTGATCAGATGCTCGGTGCCGGGATGGAGGGTCACGTTGGCACGCATTTCAAGAAACGGGAAGGTATAGCCGCCGCCCGGCGCGGTATTGCTGAACACCGTCGGGAAGCAGCCGCCTTGCACCCCACGCGTCTCGGCATGGGTCGCGACAGCCGTGGCATCTGCCACCAGGTCTGCATATGACGCGAGAACAGCGCCGGGTCTGACGAAGTTGGAGTTTGGGAGCGGGGCAACATCGCCGGCCGCAGCGGGCCTGTTCAAACCGATCATAATGGCGCGGTTATCCGTCGCAGTGGCGGAATTGGCGATGCTGTCGATCTTGGCGATGGCCGAAGCGCGGACGCCTTCCATCACTTCGATAATCACGCCGCGGTCGCCGTTGGCCGCGGTGGCGACGGGTGCCTGATCCGACATGGTGGCCGCGCCGATCAGCGCATGCGGCGTGCGAGCCTGTGCGCCGACCGTCGTCACGCGCTGGACTGGTCCGGATGGGATCATGGCCGGTTGCGCCACCGGGGCGGCGTGCGGGACCCCGCCATACGCTGCAGCGCGCGCTCCCATCACATCGGCTTCCCGTTCGAGCGTCTCATCGTCATTTATCGACACAGCGTCGCGTAATTGCAGCGTTGGTCGGACACGCCCCTGCGCCTGTTGCTCCACGTGCCAGGCCTCATGCGGCAAATGCCTCTCTTGGCCCGCCCCAAGATGAATTTCACTACCTTCGGCATAGGCATAGGCATGCGCCTGCAACTGCGCCGGCTTACCCGAGTTATAGTGCACCGTTACGTGATCCATGCTCATGGCCGAGAGCGACTCTATTCCCGCCTTCAACTGATGGGGCAAGCCGGTATTGTCAGCTTTTTCTTCAGGTTGCTGGGGTGATAGCGCCCCAGCAACCGCGCTGCCTTCTGGCAGTCGCGCGTTCCCGCCGGTGAGTGCGTCCACTTCAATACGCTGGGCCACTGTCCGCGGACTGCTATTCATCATCTCGGCTAATTGGCGTTGCGCCAATGCCGTTGGACGGTTGTCTACCAGTCTCGACCTCTCTGTGACCGGCCGTGCTGTTGCCATTTGGATGGCATCAGAATCATCTCTTGCTTGGAGCGGTGACTTCATCAAATGGCCTCCGTCGGTGAGGTGCGCTGTCTCCCGTGTTCGTTAGACTATTGTGCCTTACGCGGCCAAACTGATTGTTTCGGCTTTCGAACAAAGGGAAGGTGCGGCAATTCTGTTGGGAGCGCATTGGACTAAAGTCCTATGCGGATGGCGGGGCGTCTGCTTCTTGCCATTTGTGGTGGTGTCCGGGGACGAGAGGCAGGGTGGTTGTCAACGGGTTCAGTCTATCTCCGAAGTGGTGCCCCAGGAATGCGTGGTGACTCTCCTTTCGCCTCACGGTGCTGCCCAAGCTACGACTTCAGACATTCGAGCGCGATCAGGGTGCTTCCAACTTCCTCCCGCCACGCTTGGTGGATCACCACGTAAAGCGTCTCCACTTCCCGCAGTACCTTGTCTTTTCGCTGAGCTTCGCGTCGGCGGAACGCGACTTCTTCGAGCGCAGGTCGGACGTCTGGATCTTTGTTGGTCAGCCAGAGGCTGCGGAGCTGGTCGATGGTCAGCTCTGACGGACGGGGATTGAGAGGTATAACGGGCTCAGCTACGCTGCCGCATGCTCGTCGATCGCCGGAATTCGGCCGTGCTGAAACAGCACCTTGGGCGAATCCATTGCGCCGGTCTCAGGATCCATCTGCACTTCGTACGCGGCAACGCCGGCGTGACGCTCGCGCATCGAGTGGGCCACGCGCACGGCCCCGAAGCTCGTGCTTGCAGGTCGCACCTCGATGGGCAGCAGATCGCCGCCAGCACCTTTGCGGAACGGGACGACGATGAATCTGGTGATGTGAGGATCTCGCATGGCGACCCCCCTCAGGTGCTGGTGAGGGAGGTAAATTAGCATAAATACTGTATAAAAACACAGCAACACCGCGGGTGAGTGATTACTGTATATGACGCTATATAATGCTCAAACTATGCGTCATATGTGCGTTTATGACGCGAAACGTCATCGTCATGCAAGCACGGGGAATGTGAGTAATGCGCTGCGTCGACGGTTTGCAACTAATATCCAGTTGCACTTCCTATACTTAATGGATATAGTTAGTGTCCAAGCTAAAGAAGCTTCGTGCACGAGTGGTCCAAATTCCGTCGGATTTTTCCTGGGATGAGATGGTCACTCTTCTGGAAGGCCTAGGGTTCACAGAGAAGGCGGCCAAGGGCGGGTCGTATCGAACGTTCTTTGATGAGACTGGGCGAAAAATTTTTCTTCACAAACCCCATCCAGGTTCGATTGTGAAGGTCTACAGTATCCGAGACGTAGTGGAGAAGCTACGTGAATTCGGTTTGCTGAGTGACGGGGGCGATAATGACTGAAAAAGCAAAAGTTCTAGACCACAAAGGGTATGTTGGCTCAATCGACACAAGTCTTGAGGACGATGTTCTTCATGGCAAGATTTTGTTCATCAATGATCTTGTAACGTATGAAGGACAGACTCTCGGTGAACTGAGGAAGGCGTTCGTCGAAGCGGTGGATTTTTATCTTGATACTTGTGCCGAAAACGACGTAGAGCCAGATAAACCGTGTAGTGGTGGATTCAATGTGCGGATCCCTCCGGCAACGCAT